GTGGCACTTCTTAAAAATGGGTGTACTCCATCAGGTATGCTTAAATTTGAACCCACAGACGAGACAGGGATGTCAACACAATTAACCGATGACCAACGAGCAAGATTGTTAGAGGACCTAGAGTTTAGGTTTCAAGGAACACATAACTCAGGCAGACCAATGTTGCTCGAAGGCAACTTCTCTTACCAACAGTTATAGAATAACCAGCAGACTTAGTCAAATTAGACCCTGTTATTCCATCAAAAGTTGCAGGTGTTTGATATGAACCTGACTTATAAGGTCCTCTAAATCTAACTGTATCATCTGTAGAACGTCCGTGTCCTTTTTCATATACATTGATATAGCTTGCACTTGCTGAAACTGTTTCAAATGGGTTTGGTTGTAATAGAATAAGAACGTCAGTTTCTGTTCTATCTGTTCTTGCATCTTTTAAAGCTTGTGCATCTGCTGAATGAGCCTTGGGTTCTATTTGTGGATGTTTAGCTTCAAACTCTGAACGATGAACTAGCATACCATTCCACTCTTTTAACATTTCATTATAAGGAAATGCCATACCACTCCTATCGGATATTGCTTTTGCTTTTTTTCCTGATGCAAAATTAGACACTTGGGTAATACGCTTTCGGGGTTATATGTGTACTAGTTGAAGAACCATCTTCAACCAATGCACGGTTTAATTCATCTTCGTATAACAATTTTAATTGTTGAACAAATTCTGGTTTCTCTTTTTGTGATAAGTAGAATGCTAATCCAGCAACCATACAAGGAACAAAACGATAAGGGACATCACCAGCATTTGTATAATCTCCGGCATCCTCGATTCTCTTAACATAATATAAATGCATATCTTTAGATGCTGCTGTTGAATTAGGAACAGGATAAACGCTAACCGTTACGCGGTCCGTGAATCTCTGTACATAATATTGTGTTGGTTGACCTGTGCTTAATTTATTAGCTAGAGCAGAATAAGTTGAACGATCAATCTTAGTCATCGCTGTATCTTGCTGTGTACTTTGAGTACGGTTTGTTCTGTAGGTTGCTTCTAATACATCATCCATTCCATAGATAGTAGATGCTGTTTGATTGGTAGTTGCTTGAGCTCTATTACTATCAGAAGTATCATCAGCTGCGCTTCTAAAGAAATGATATTCAGCTTGATTTTCAATTAAGTCAATATTGGTTTCTCTTAATTCCCAATAATGCAATCCTCTATTGCCCCATTCTTGGAACATAATATTCAAAGAACGTCTAGCAGATTTTAATCTGTATCCGTTAAGGTCTTGAACACCTATTCTTTCATAAGATTCTTCTATGATCTCTTCAATAGAAAAAGTCTTATCGAACGTTGCTGAGCCAGAAGTAGTATTCGGCATACCCTACTCCTAATAAATTTTTTGGAATTCAGCTATAACTGTGTACATGTTACCACTATCAGCGGCGCCTGGAACTACAAGATTAACATCACTTTCGTTAGTGTTGTTTGATTTATCAGCTGGTATTCCTCCAAACTCTCTAAAATCCCAATAGCCGGTTCCGGTTAATCCAATAATTGGAATATCACCATCATCGTCTTCTTCATCTAAACGAGCATAAGAGTCTCCTCCATCCCCACCTTGACAAGAAAACCAAACTCTAAGTAATGCTAAGTGCGATACAGACGTTCCATCTTCTCTCGAAGCCATTGCTGAAACATCACCGAATACGGTTGTTGCACCTGTGCCGTCTGATTGGTTTACTATTTTGATAACAACTCTCCTATCATTTTCTTGTAAGACAGTTGGTCCTGTTACTGTGTCTGCCATTTGTTTCCCTCCTTAATCAAGAAACTGTGGGCCCGAAGGCCCACATTATTTTTTATTATTCGTAAACGTTTCTACTACAAGATACATAATGTACATTAACTGCTTCAGCCGCTGCTGCTCCAGCTTCAATTCCAACGTAAGGAATTAAATCTATATCATCAGTTAATGCTGCTGATTTAGTAGCAGCTTCTCCTGGTTGTACTGCAGTAACTGCTGTACCACCGGTAGAACCAGATGTAGAAGTAATGTTGTATTGTATACCATTTACAAAGCAAGTAGCTTTTCTATCACTATCAATTTCAATTTTTAAGTGATAAGGCGTGTTTGCTGCAACAGTAACTGGTATTTGACTGATGTAATCAGTACCACCAATTGAGTGCACCAAGTGCCAATAGCTATAATCAGAAAATGCTTCAGAGTTTGTAGCATCTGTTTGATACTTGAAAAAGATTTGGTTAGCATCAGTTGCAACTAATTGATCATTAGTTAACTTTAATCCTGCCCAAACTTTTTGGTTATCAAGTGCTGGTAACATAACTGATGTTTCAAAATGAACTGAATTTTCAGTTCCCCATAAAGTTCCTGCCCACGCTGTGGCTGCAGTATCTAAATGTGGTGTTAGAATTGCTTGGTCTTGATCAGCACCAGCTGTTGTTGCCAAAACTCCACCTGAAGTTGTAGCAAACGTACATAGTGCCGTTGTCATGTTAGTTCCAAGTGCTTCCCAGTTTCTGTTTAGAGCTCTCTGAACCTCAACTGTAGATACTTGGTCGATGTTTGCATTTAGACCTGGTCTTTGTAAAAAAAACTCTTCTAAATAAAATCTTCTTGCATCTTTAACTGGTGTTCCTAAAGTTCTATCTGATACTAAACCAGATGTAGCATTCTTGCTTATTAACTTAACCCCGTTCTCTGAACGAATAGGGCCGCTAAAAGTTGTATTAGCCATATTATTTGTCTCCATTCCGCCAACATAGTCTGAGACCTTGTCTACTGCACGAGTCTATGCTGACTATTTATAAGATTGTGCAGTTTTATGACTATACTCTTTTAAATATTAAAAGCAATAAAAAAGGGGCGCCGAAGCGCCCCTCTTAAGCTTTTAACTTAACGCTGATTATGCGCCTGGTGAACCGTAAATACCACGCCAGTCAGACCAGCCGAAGCTGTATCTTTCTCTAGCTTTGTATCTCATGTTACCTGTATCGAAGTCGCCTTCCATAGCTGTCTTAATAGCTGCTCTTTCGAACATTTTAAGACCGTTAGGCACATCAGTTTTAATGAACCAAGCATCAGTATCAGTTAGGAAGTTGTTTACCACGTATCCTTGTGGAAGCATTCCTTTTGATTTGATAGCGTTGATATCATTATCAGCAGTGCCAACTCTTTGGTTAGACGCCATAAGACGCTCAGCAGTAAATTGTAGGTCAGCTGGTATAATTAGTTTCATACCACGAGCTGCAATTTTAAAGCCTCTCTCGTCTTTGAAGTTACCAATAGCAGTTAGTCCCGCTTCAATTGATGTTTCGTTAAGGTCAGCAGCAGTTGACGGCTCATTCGCAAGTCCACTAGGAGCAGCGATAGTTGGGTGATCAGTGTCTAATAGATACTGTCCATCTCCGCCTGTTCCAGATGAAAATCCGTTGTTTAAGATGTTAGCCGCTTTAATTTGCTTTGTTTGAGCCATAGATCTTGCTAGTGCTTTTGTATAACGCTTAGCGATACTATCATAAAGATTATCCTCAACAGCTTCCTCAGTGATTGAGAAAGCGAGAGCAATAGTCTCATGAGTGTAACGAGCTGTGAAAGACTCGTTCGCGTCGTCATACTGAACACCAGAACCTTCTGGCTTAACAGCTGCTTCACCAAAACCAGATAACATTACTTCTTCTTCAAAAGCTCTATCACTAGATTCTTTATCAAAGATTTCAGTATGCTGGTTTTCGTATTGTTTGTACTCAAGTCCGAATAATGCATTCAGACCTGGCTCTAGCTCTTTTGCTAGTTGTTGTCTTGATATAGCCATAATTTATGTCCTCCTGCTATTCTTAATTGATGTGCGCTGCGTCAGCTATGAAACATCTCAAATCCGCATTCGTACCATGTGCATTACTTGGAGCTTGAACAAGACCAAGAACTTTCACACCAGTTAAAGTAGCTGATGCTGAACTCGGTAAGTCAATCTCATCACCAGAAATCCCAGTAGTGGAATTTCCACCGTGAGTTTTGATGTGATCTGCATATGTTCCGACATGCGCTTGAGTTGAATCTTCTGCTGAATCAGACTGCGCTTCATATACTTGATAAGGATCATCATAAAGGAAAACAACTCCCGTTGTAGTCCCTAGTGCTGTCCCATCAAAGTGGTTTTTAAAAGTAGGTTTATTAGTTGATGAGTCATCGTACTTCAACCCTCCCATGACCATAAGGCCTGCATCACCTGCCGCAGATATATTAATATATCCACTTGCAAACTTTACAAGGTCCCCTTGGTACATAGCGGTAGCATAGTCAGTTTTAATTGCATATTCTGACATTGCACCGTTATTAGGGTTTCCGCCAACTTTCCCACAAGGTTTAAACCCATAGTAGCTATCACTATTAGCCATATGTTTATCCTCCTTAAAGGTTTGTTAGTTAGCGATGGATAGGAATCTCAAAAAGATTATTTTGTTTTTCCGGCACCACCAAAAGTTACACGAGTCTGCCTCTCTTGATTGATTGGCATACTTGGGTGCTGTTCCTTCATGAGATCGTTTTCTAAAGCTTCATTGCGATCTTGAGTCATATTTCTAAAATATTCCTCGCGCGACTTTGCGATCTCTTCTGGTATCCTAGCCAGCAATAGGCCACCAACCCCGATCACTCCTGCGTATTTACCGTCAGTAACACTTGGATAATCTGTATCTGGATATTCATCTGATCTTACAAATTCCCATCCGGATCTAATTTTACCAGAGATGTTTTTTGAGTCATCTTGACCCATACTCTCTGCGCGTATCCATCTGTGTCTATAACCGTCTGGCGCAGGCGGTGCATCCAGTGATGATGGAGGAGTCCATACTTTAGGCTTTTCTGTTTTTGCCCTAGTTGTACTCGCGCGGGAAGATTTCTTTACTACTTTTGTTTCGTTTGTCATGCTTATACCTCCTTCGCGGCTAATTGTTTCGCATACTCTTCAAGTGGCACACCTAATCTTTTAGAAATTGCTACCTGTGATGGCGTGAGTTTCACAGTTTTTCTGCGTCCTTTTGTGGCCGGACGTTTGGCACTAGCTACGTTCTGAACAGGTTGTTCAGGCGTAGAAACCTCATTATTACCGAATTTGTGAGGAAATGCAACTCTTATTCTTTTATCTACTTCTGCATAGTAATCATTAGATTGTGGGTCAAAACCCTCATCCTCTACTAACTGTCTATGTATATCAAAAGCGGTATAAGTCATCGCATTATCGGTTCCAAACCAAGAGTTCTTCGCGGACCACTGCTCTGCTTTAGGATCAATTTGCTGTGCAGCTTGATATATATCTTGCTGTGTAGGCATTTGTTGAGCCATCTGAGCATAGTTCTCTTGTGGTTGTTGTACTCTTTGAGCATTTGCTGCTTGTTGGTTTTGGTATTGTTTAAGTTGTTTAAGTCTTGACTCTTCCATAGCCATTTGAGAAATGACTCTTTGAGCATCAACTTGTCCATCAGCATCACCGTCAGCTATAGCTTGTTTTAATTTGCTCTTAGCCGCAGCCATACCAGCAATTACTTTTTGCTCTAGTTCTTGTGTATAACCAACATTAAGCTGATTATACTGAGCTTGTTGTTGCTGGGCTTGCTGATTAA